ATCGTTAAAGTCTTTTTTGATTTTGTCGACCTTTTGGTCAAAATCTTTATCTGCTGCTTCAATCTGCGCTTGGATTTTCGCTTCAAAGCCATCTTGTTGCTTAATCTGCTTGGTAATCGTACCCTCGTAAGAATACTGGGTATCGTTTCCAGCCTTACTATCTGCACTGATACGACCTCTCAGACCACCTTTAAAGATAAAGCTCTGACTTAAGACAGGAACTTTAAAAGTCTCTTTCTTGTTGGTCTGAATGGTTACCCACTGCCCAACCTCAAGTAACAAATGTCCTTGGTAGTTGAGATTATACGGATAGTAAGTTAGGTTTTTCAGTTTGTAATACAAGTCATTTAAAGCGCTCTGGGTTATGAAGACATTATCAAGTTCCAAAGACCGACCTGTTGTCATACCGACCGTCAGAGACTTCTTATCCGTCTTACAAGTGATACCAGCTATCTGATACTCGATTTCACTCTTGGTCAATCCATGCAAGAAGTAACTGTCAGCGTTAATCGTGATGTTGGACTCGGTCAAATCACGGATTTCCATCTTTCCTTCTCGGTTGAAGAAGCAAGACATCCCAATCATCTGAGTCATAGCGCTCAGCATATCCCTGAACGAAAGTTTCTTACCTTCAGGAACTTGCTCGATATGGTAACGCATAGCGCTGATTCCGAAATAGTCATTCGCTAACTCAATGCCTGTTTTCAGGCAGATTTCCTGAATAACCTCTCGTACTTCAGCTGGGAAATGCAAGTCCGTCACGTACTCACGATTGAGCTTAAACATACCGTCCATAAGTTCAAGTGTGGTTGTGTTGCGGTTTCGGTCAATCTCAATATCGTTGATGAAGTATTCCCCCATCTTGACCCACTGGTAGGTATCCCCAACCAGTAGACCAATCTCAGGGTGCAGGGTATCCAGCTTATTGAACGTGGTAATGATACTGGTAAAGGTAATTTTACCGCTACCAGCGCAGGTTCCACCAGGCTTATAAGTATCGCCCTTGATGTAGCCATACTCAAAACTAGCCTCTTTGATATCCCGTGAAGCATATTCACCAACACGAATAGCCAGCGTCCTTTCCTTGGCAAACATGGCTCTGTCAAATTGTCGTCTAGTTAAAGCGTCCATTTTCTTACCTCTCTACCAGATTAAATTTAGCGCCAGACCAAGGTTTAAGCTTCTCAGTAAAGGTATAGCTAGGAGCTGTCCTATCACCGACATAGAAAGTCTTTGTGACTTGGCCATCCATGGGGTCTGGATAAGATACCTCAAAAAATTTAGATGATACAGCATGTAAAAGCTGACTTATTTCTCCCTGAGTCATCATACCCCATTCACAGTCTAGTTTGCGTTTGGTCGTGATACGGTCACGCACCATGTCGCCATTGGCATTACGCCCTGTCTCTCCATCGATATCTTGAATACCGACTTGAAAAGATTTGGGAGGCTTCACAGCCACCCCATTGATTGTCAATTGTGCCATTTAACCTCCTAAATCTTGAGCAAGGTTTGACCTGCTCGTTCATGTTCCTTGTTGATTTCTTGGATAGCTACCCGTCCGAACTCATGGCCTGCGATTTGAATAACGATGTCGCCGTCGCTAGAAAAACCACCTTGTGGACTAATACCAGCCATGGCATTTACTACCGCACTGCTGACTACTCGTCCAAGTGTTTGGATAAATCCTGTATTTTCAAGTGGTACGACCGCCTCTTTACCAGCTTCACCAATCATGGCGATTGTTGGACTATCGACGATACCACCACGGGCAAGACGAGGGAGGCTAACTGTGCTTACACTACCAACCCATCCTAGACCAGGTAAGTTTCTGACAACGCCTAAAACTCCATTAATCATTCCGATGAAGCCATTGACTACATTTTCAATCGTTCCAAGAACCGCATTGACCGCACTCTTAAACGCTCCACCTACAGCGCTACCAACCTTTTGTCCAGCATTGACAAATATGCTTTGAACCGTTGACCATACACCGCTGAAGAAGCCACCAATTGAACTAAACGCGTTCTTGACTGCATTATAAGCACTAGTAAACATATTCCCAAACCAAGAAGATACATTCGCAAGAACACTTGTAACATCTGCCCATCTCTCGCCAAACCATTGACCTATCGGCTCAAAGATTTCTTGTAGTTTTGTCCATAGACCACTGAAAAATTCGCCAATAGCTCGACAAATACCACTAATAAAATCACATAGTCCTTGCCATGCAGTTTTAGCAAACTCAACAACAGTGTCCCAGTTTTGGTAGAGCAAGACACCGATAGCAATCAAAGCTGCGATTGCTGCAATAATCCATGTTATTGGACTTGTCAAAACTGCTAACGCTGCATTAAAAGCCCATGTTGCAGCTGTAGCGACTCCTGCTGCAACAGAATGTGCAAATTCCGCCGCGGTTGCTAATCCCATTTTCGCTGCATGAGCAGTCCATGCTAGAGCTGATTTACCAAGTTCTAAAGCAGTTTTTCCTAGCTGTGCAATTGTTTTACCTGAATTGACCACAAAATCTTTTGCATATAAGGTGTTCAAATAGATTGTTTCACCAAAACTGACCAACTTATCAAATGTCAATGCTTTAATAGCAAGACCTAGATTCTTAATCCCTCCAACAATCAAAGAGACCTTACTACCTAACAAGCTGAATGCTCCTGCAAGTCCCCCGGCTTGTTCAGCCCATGATAAGAAATTAATCGTTTGCCAAGTTGTTATCAAAGCCAAGATAGGTTCTTTGTTTTCTTTACACCAGTCAGAAAAAACGGTGAAACCATCTGCCACTAACTTAATAGCATCCGCCAATAGTCCCAAAGTGGCTAAAAGGCCACCTCCTAATAAATCTGAAATTCCTTCAATACTAACACCGAATACTCCTGATAAAAACTCAGCAAAAGGTTGCCAAGAATTCTCCCAGAGGATTTGTATGATATCAATCAGTCCGTTAAAAGCATTAGCAATAGAGTTAATAGCAGGGGCTACATGTTCATCATAAACACGACTTAAGCCATCGCCAAATTTGTTAACAGACCTTTCAATGCTCTCAAATACAGGCGCAACAGTATCTAATAAACTTTGGAAGACTGATGAAATTTTAGGAGCGCTTGTCACAACGACTTTTTCAAAACCTTTAAACAAACTTCCTGCTAATTTACTACCAACTTCAACAATGGTAGATGTCAAACTCAACAGAGTTGACACAATAGCGCTACCGATACGAACCGCACCAGTTGAGGTAATGACGTCGTAGAAAGTACTAGAAAAGTCCTGAGCGATGTTTCCTACTGCCTCGGAAATGTTACCAATATTATCAAACAAAGCGACTAGCGCCCTGGTAATGCGTTCTTTTTGCCTTCCAAGGCCATTTGCAATACTTTCGGCAAGGAAAACACCGATACCTAGCCCGATAGTTGTTATTGAGCCTGTCACTTGCCCTAAAGCATAAGCAATTTTCTCAGCCATTCGGTTAAAGGCATTCACAACCCTTGGGTCAGTGGCGATTTCTCCCATTGTCTTAGCTATTTGGTCTAAGGCAGTCTTAATGCGTTCTATACCTTCTGGTCTAAATGCTGCATCAAAACCTTTCTTGAAGAGGTCAAACAACCCTTTGAGCTTATCTCCAAGACCATCAAAAATGCTCTTGAATTTGTTGTCCATGTCGGTCAACTCGACTTCTGGCAAGATGTCTTTGAAAGGTCCGCCACCGCCTCCCTTTCCTTTACCACCTTTGCCACCGCCTCCAGACCCGCCTGCGTCGTCATCTTTTGGTTTTTGCAAGATGTTAATCTCATCAAATCCCAAAAGACCTAGCAACTCTTTAGCGGCCTTCTTAGCGTTTTTGGCGGAGTCTCCAAGATTGTCAGCAAGTCCTCCTGCTGAATCTCCAGCGTCGTCTACTGCGTCAGCAAGGTCTCCTGCTCCGCCTGCAGCATCCTTCATGGCGTTACCCATGTCTCCAACTGCTCCACCAACACCATCTTTCACTGTTGCTTTCTTGTTGAACATCAAAGCGATAAACTCAGCGAGTTTAGCAGTAACGTTCTTTAAGACCATAGCAAAAGAGTTCAAGACAGGCATAATGGCATTGATAATCGGTAACATAGAGTTACCAAGGTTCAATGCTGCGTCCTTCATCAGCGACTTAAATAGGCTGATACGACCATTTACAGAATTAGACAAGGTATCCCCATACTTGGCTGTAGCCTGTTCCAGAATAGCCATAAGGCGGATTTGTTGCTGGGTTTGGTAATCCAACTGTTGCCAGCTCTGTCCGTTTGCGAACTTCTTAAAGGCTTCAGTGGACTCAATCATAGCCACGTTGACGTTGATTCCTAGGTCCTCAATCGCTTCGGTGTTCCCTAGTAAACCTGAGCGAATCCGCTCCATAACGTCTGTAATCGTGCGCCCTGAACCTTCAGCAACAACTGCCGATGTCTGCAACATCTTAGCGGTATAGGCGCTTAGCTTGTTGGTATCTTTGATAAATCCAGAAAATAAGTTTGAGTAGACTGCACCGTAGTTGGTAGCCTCACCCACACCCATATTCATAGCGTTGGCATTATCGTTAACCCATTTTAAGAAAGATTGCGAACTCTCGCCCATCTGTCGCTTGATTTGGTTCATAGACGCTGATACTTCAAGAGCCGTCTGCGTTGAATACATCCCAACATCAAGTAATTTCTTACCAAGGATTGCAAAACCAGCGAACTTAGCCAGCTTGCCAAACGCACTACCGATTGAGCTCGACTGTTCACGAACTTTGGCAGTAGCATTTTTCACTTGGTCAGATGTTCCTTTGACCTGATTCTCGACTTCTTTCATCTTCTTCCTGAAAGGCGCTATCTCAGCGTCAATCATGACTTTCAATTCATCAAGAGTTGCCATTTACTTCCTCCTTCCTTTTTCGATTATGTCTCTCTGCAAATTCACGCATCCGTTCCTTATGCAACAAAAGTGCTTGTTTCTGTCGTTCCTGTTCTACTGCTTGTTGTTCTTCTACAAACAACTCAGGCGCATATTCCCAGAACTCAAAGGCCTTGGCATCTTTGGATAACAATAAAGAAACGTGGTTGGATATCATCTGCGAAAGTCTGTATGAGTCAATAATCTTTTCTTTACGCTCTTGGATTTTGACACGGTTATAGCTTTCAATCATTTCTCTGATTTCAAGTACCGTCAAATCCCAAAAATCAAGAGGCTTGCCCCCGATGTCCAAAAACATAGGATAAAGCCTCTCAATAATCTGAGTTACCGTTAAGATTACTTGTCTACTGTCATTTTCTTCTTGGAAGTTTTCTTGTCCTTGCTTCCTCGTGGAGTAAAACCCGATACTTCAAAGAGTGGCATCAACACCTCTGTCATGAAGGTTGTTTGGTCTCCGCCATTGTCCACGTATTCATCGTATAAATCATAGACATCCTCAAGAGAATACCCATGTTCATACTGCTGCAAGGCTCCGTGAACTAACAACAACATAACTTTCAAAGGCGGTAAAGTGAACTCTTCGCCAGCTTCAGGCATGAAAATCTTCAGCAAGTTCATGCCGATTTTTTCTTCCACAGTTGCAGCTTGATGAGATGTCAAACGTAGCTTCAACTCTTTTTCGTCAGTAACTTTCCAAGTTGTGTATTTTAACGCCATTTAATTAACCTCCAATACCATCAGTAAATGTAAGATTAGACTGCAAGGCAATCTTAAGTGTGAAATCGATAACGGCATTGACACCGCCACCGCCAAGCTTAACAGATACTTGGCCTTCAAAAATGACCTTAGTACCGTCTGGATAAGCTTGTTCAAAGTAGAGTTTCTTCTTGTCGTCTGCTGCCTTACGCAATACACGATAAGGAGCAGTTGCGCTTGAATTATTATAAGAGAACTTGTACTCAAGTTCTCCTATGTCCCCAATACCAAACTCGTACTTCTTCACCGTATCTTCAAGAGTAGTATTTTCTACTTTTTCGAGTTCAATACCAAACTCTGGTACTTCTTTCAATCCAACAAGTTTAGTATAGCTATCTTTTGTTTCGCCATAAGAAAGCGTAATTCCATTTGCTAACATGTTTAATTCTCCATTCTAAATTGAAAAACAAGCTCTGAGTGTAAGTCGACGATACCTTCAAAACGCATGACCTTATGTCTCAAATGAGACGGGTCTGGCACGTCTTGGCAGTCAGTTCTTCGCAAACCTAAAGACTCAAAAATCTGATTGATTTTAACAGCTAACTCACTAGTGCTAGTATCATCAAAGATATCCACCTTGTAGCGGATAGAGGATTTTTGTTCCTGGTCATCAAACCAATCACCCGGCTTGTTTTGTTCTTCCAAAAAAATAACGACTGGGAAAGTCTCCCAATCGCTAGGATAAGTATCGGTCACATTATCTGCAACCTTTTGCAATTCTTTATAAATAACAGGCTTGATATTAATCATTTTATTTGTTCTCTTATCTTTCTACGGACATAATTCGAAATATTCTTAGACACACGCTCTTGATTGTCTCTCAAAGCTGGATAAAGATAAGGCTGGGCAGGTTGACCATACATCTTGTAGAACTCCCCGATTTTTTGAAAGTGGTACGGTCCTACATTGATTTGGTCTTCATGTACATACCACGGACTAGACTTGTAAGTCACGCTGACCTCTGGAGAAATACCAGAATGGCTAGCTTGTCCTATTGGTCCCGTTCCAAACTCAACATAAGGAGCGTATTTAAGGTTGGTGTAAACTTCGCCTATAGCCTTATCTCCGTCCATTTTTGCCCTAGTTTTGATACTAGTTATAAGCTCTCCATCTCTCGCTGGTGCGAGTCTTCTTGCATCTGCTTGGACAACCTTTATAGTAGCATTGTGCACCGCACGTAAGACGATATCCTCGCCAGTTTTTTTACTAGCCAATCGTCTACATTTAGCTATAAGCCTATCTGCCCCTAGTAGCCCTGACACGCTCTAACTCCAAAACTTGATGATGTGTGTAGACCTTTTTAGAAATAACCCTATGAGTCACTTCCGTCTGACTATC